CTTACGCTAAATAATAACAACAATCAATAATTAAATAAATAAAAAATGAGTACATCAATAACAACAACTTACGCAGGTGAGTTTGCAGGGAAATACATTTCTGCTGCATTATTAAGTGCTGACACTATTGAAGGTGGAGGTATTACTATCAAACCAAATGTGAAGTACAAAGAGGTAATGAAAACTCTTTCTACTAACGCATTGGTAAAAGACGCTGCTTGTGACTTCGCTGACCAAAGTGTAGTTACTCTTGCAGAGAGAATCCTACAACCTGAAGAGTTCCAAGTGAACCTTGAGCTTTGTAAGAAAGATTTCCGTTCAGATTGGGAAGCTATTGAAATGGGTTACAGTGCATTTGACACTTTGCCTCCTTCATTTGCTGACTTCTTATTGGGTCACATTGCTGCTAAAGTAGCTCAGAAGACTGAATCAAACATCTGGCAAGGTGCTACTGCTAACGCAGGAGAGTTTGATGGTTTTACTGCTCTATTAGCTGCTGATGCTACAGTAATTGATGTAGTAGGTACTACTGTTACTGCTGCTAATGTAATTGAGGAAATGGGTAAAGTAGTTGATGCTATCCCTACTTCAGTATACGGAAAAGAAGACCTATACATCTATGTATCTCAGTCTATCGCTCGTTCTTATGTTCGTGCATTAGGTGGATTCGGAGCGTCAGGTCTTGGTGCTAATGGTGTCAACAACGCAGGAACTACTTGGTTCAACGGTGGAGACCTTGCTTTTGATGGTGTAAAACTATTCGTATGTTCTGGTATGCCAGATAACGATATGGTAGCTGCTCAGAAATCTAACTTATACTTCGGTACAGGTTTGTTATCTGACCACAACGAAGTTAAGCTAATTGATATGGCTGACTTAGATGGTTCTCAGAATGTTCGTGTAGTAATGCGTTTTACTGCAGGTGTACAACACGGAATTGGTGCTGATATCGTTTACTATACTTAATAGTAGTTTCATTAATAATTTAAAAGGGGCAGGTAGGCTGATGCTTGTCTGCCCTTTTTTAATAAAAATATAATAATATGGCTTGTGATTTAACAAAAGGTCGTGCGTTACCTTGTCGTGATTCTGTAGGTGGACTGAAAGCAGTTTACTTTGTGGATTTCGGTGACTTGGGAACGATTTCTGTCTCTGCTACTGATGAGGTAACAGATATGGGTGGAACATTCAATGCCTACAAGTATGTCCTAAAAGGGACATCTTCAGTAGAGCAAACTATTAACGCTTCTCGTGAAAATGGAACGGTATTCTTTGACCAAGCGGTCAGCCTTACTCTACCACAACTAAGCAAAGAAGATAACAACGAAATTAAGCTATTGGCTTATGGCCGTCCTCACATTGTTGTTGAAGACTATAATGGTAATGCTTACTTGGTAGGTCGTGAACACGGAGCAGATGTAACAGGTGGTACTATTGCCTCTGGAGCTTCTATGGGAGATATGAGTGGATACACTCTTACCTTCAATGCTATGGAATTAACTGCTGCAAACTTTATTGCAGGTGCTACAGATGGCGCACCATTTGCAGGTATGACTTCTGCAACAGATACTATTGTACTTTCATAATAAAGTAGTATATTTGCTTAACACGACATAGGTGTTTTGGTTTTAGATAGGGGTTACTCGTAAGGGTAGCCCCTTTCTTTTTGATAACACTTTGCCTATGTTATGGTTAACCTACTATGCACATAGTAAGCACAACAGATAAAAAGATATACTTCGTTCCGAGAGCGTTTGATTTAAGCGTTTCAGTAAAGATTACTGACGAGGAAACTAATGTATCAGCAACGGAGTCTTTAACGGCTACGAGAGAGGCTAATTACCTACATATAACACCTACCTACACTTTCATTGAGGGTAGATACTACACAATAAGAATTACAGGCACTAACGAGATATATAGAGGTAAGGCATATTGCACTAACCAAACTAATCTTGAGAAGTTCAGCATTAATAACGGTCAGTTCACCTACTTTGAGGATACTGATAATGATAATCAATATATATACCGATGAGTGAGATACGAATCGTAAACCTTTCTTCTTATACTACTCCAACAGTAGTAGAGGATAACCGTAAAGAATGGGTAGCCTATGGTGCTGATAACGCCTACTACTCACACCTTATAGACCGTTACAATGGTAGTGCGACAAATAACGCTATTATCAATGGGATGGCGGTTATGATATACGGAAAAGGCTTACACGCCACAGATGCACAAAGAAAGCCAGATGAGTACGCTCAGATGAAGTCCTTATTTACTCGTCAATGTATGAGAAAGGTAACATTTGACCTTAAAGCATTGGGACAAGCAGCGTTCCAAGTTATCTACAACAAGGATAAGAGCAAGGTAGTACAGGTTGAGCATATGCCTATTGAGACTTTGCGCTTTGAGAAGATGAATGACGATGGTGAGATAGAAGGATACTACTACTCTAAGGATTGGACAAAGCTTCGTAAGAAAGGGTTTGAGCCTACACGCATTCCTGCTTTTGGATATGGACAGAAAGGTGAGGCTTTAGAGATTTACTGCATTAAACCTTACAGAAGTGGGTTCTATTACTACTCACCTGTAGACTATCAAGGTGCTATACCTTATGCATCTCTTGAAGAAGAGGTAGCAAACTACCACCTCAACAATATCAAAAATAGCCTTAGCCCTTCAATGCTCATTAACTTCAATAACGGAGTACCCTCAGAAGAGGAGAGAGAATTGATAGAGAGAAGAATACACGAGAAATACTCTGGTACAAGTAATAGTGGTAATGTAATCTTGGCGTTTAACGACAACAAAGATATGGCAGCTACTATAGACCCTATCCAACTATCAGATGCAGCAGAGCAGTATCAGTTTTTAGCTGATGAGAGTATGCGTAAGCTAATGGTAGGTCACAGGGTGACTTCTCCTATGCTAATGGGTATTAAGGATAACTCTGGGTTAGGTAATAACGCTGACGAGTTAAAGACTGCAAGTCTACTATTCCACAATACGGTCATAAAGCCGATACAAGAGCTTATCATAGATGCAGTAGACGATATACTCGCAGTTAACGAGATAGCCCTTAATATATACTTTAAAACGCTTCAGCCGTTAGAATTATCTGCTGATATAGAAGAAGAAGTGAAGGAAGAATTGTCTAAAGACGATTTGCGCCCTTTTCTTGATGACAAGTTAGCCCACGAGATGTTAGATGCATTGGCTGACTTGGGTGAGGATGAGCCAGAAGGCTACGAACTCATTGATGCAGAAGATGTAGGTGAAGAGCCAGAGGAGTTTGATGTAGAGAACTACTTGAATGGTTTGGTTAATTTATCAGCTACACAAGAGAGTAAACAAGACAACGACCTTTACAAGGTCAGATACATCTACGCTAAGGGTACTAAGAAGACTTCTAAGGGCAGTTCAAGGTCTTTCTGTAAGACAATGCTATCTCAAGGTAAATTGTACCGTAAAGAGGATATAGGTATGATGTCCGCAAGAGGCGTTAACAAGTCATTAGGACACAAAGGAAAGAGCTACTCTCTATTTTTATACAAGGGTGGTGTAAACTGCTACCATAGATGGGAGCGTAGAATATACAAGAAGAAGTTAAAGAAGAACGGAGAGCCTTATGGCGGAGATGCGCTAAGAGGGACAAAGTTTGTTAATGTAAACCAAGCGGTAAGAGAAGGATTTAAGATGCCAAAGAACCCTAACAAGGTGGCGATTGCTCCAATCAATATGCCGAATCAAGGACACCATCCTAATTACGGAAAATAATGGCTACAGTATTATTTATTAAGAGAGACGATATAGTACGCAATAGCATACTATCTGGTAATGTTGATAGTGACAAGTTCTTGCAGTTCATAGAGATTGCTCAAGAGATTCACATTCAAAATTACTTAGGGTCTAATCTATATGACAAAATAAGAGAAGATATTATAGGTACTACACTACCTGATGCATATGCTACTCTATTAGATGACTTTGTACAACCAATGCTTATACATTGGGCTTTGGTAGAATACTTACCACACGCTGCTTACACTATTGGTAATGGAGGTGCTTACAAGCACTCCGCAGAGAATAGCGTAGCAATGGAGAAGGAAGAGGTAGACTTTCTCATTAGTAAGCATAGAGATGTAGCTGAACACTACACAAGAAGGTTTATTGACTATATGAGCTTTAACAATTCAAACTTCCCAGAATATAACACCTCTACGAATGACGATATGCACCCAGACAAAGAGTCTTTCTTCAGCGGATGGCAAATGTAAACGCTATCAACCAAAGGAAGTTAACTTAAAGAAGCTGAAAAAGCTCGTAAACAAATTAGAGAACAATGGCAAATAACATTAATTGGGGAAAGATATAT